CAGAATAAAGGTAATTGGAAAAAAGGAGAGTTATCAGAAAAAAGGTTTAAAGACTTTATGGATCAGATAGGCATAGGAGCAAGTAAAACATCTACATACATTGATAAGAATTATCATGTTGATTTTATTATTGGTGAGATTACTCCTGTAGATTTAAAAGGTGATAAAAATACTGAGGCAGTATGGTTAGAGAAAAGAAATGTTTGGGGTGGTAAAGGTTCTCTGTATGGTTTTGCAAAATACATGGTAATTGAGTATCTTGATATAAATAGCTATGTGTTTTATGATAGACTAGGATTAGTTAAATACATTAAGAGATTTACAGATGTATGTGTAAACAAATCAGACTATCATTGTTTATATACAAGAGAAGGCAATAAAGATGTAATTATTAAAGTAAGAGAATCAGATATAAGAGACTATGAAAAATACAGACTTCAATACTAATATACCAATAAAGAATATAGACAGAGAGCTAGTAAGCAAGAAATTAGATAACCTAAAAGATATGCAATACTTAACTAACTCTGAGGTTGTAAATAATATATTATTAGATTGGCAAAAAAGCCATCCTGCTAATGATAAATTAGAGACTTTAATAAATGCTGTAATACAAATACATTTTTATGTACAAGAGTTACAGAATGACAGACATCTTTTGATGTTAAGTATAGATGAATATAAATCTGATAAATTAAGAGCCATTGACAGAGCTAGAAAAGCTGAATCCAAACTGGAGACCAAAAAAGATTGAATTAGGAGTAGAATTAGAATTTGATCCTAATACAATTTATAAAGGTGCAGAAGTAGACATAGAGAATCTTTTTATAGATCAGTTAAATGCTATATGGATGGATTTTGAGGCAATACCAAATATGTATGAAGAAGTCCTAGTTACATTTCAGAGCATGGAATTATTATCTAGAGTTATAGGAAAATTTTATCATGTACACAATAAAACATTATATATAACAGTAACACTTAAACTACAAGAATGAAAATACACTTATTAGATGGCAAAGAATGGGATAGAGATGAGATCTTAGCAAAAGCTGATGATGATGATTTTTACTATGGCTACTTAGGAAAGTATGCATTTAGTTCTACATCAATAAAACATTTACTATCATCTCCAAAAACATATAAGCATATACTTGAATATGGTCAAGCAGAGGCACAAGCATTAAGAGATGGTTGGCTATTCCATACATGTGTGCTTGAACCTGATGTATTCAATAGTCAAATATTTGTAAGTGTACAAAGTAAGAATACAAAGAAATATAAAGATGCAGTAGCACAATATGGTAAGGTATTTACATTAAAAGAAAAACATGATGCAGAAAGGTTGGCTGATGCTCTACTTAGGAATGAGATGGTGTTGGAGAAACTTAGTAATTCACAATTTGAACAGGCTGAGATAGGAGAAGTATTTGGATTTCCTTTTAGAGCTAAGGCTGACATTTTAAGTAACAACTCAGAGATGTATGATTTAAAAAGTACAGCATCTTTACAGGGTTGGAAATATAGTGCAGATAAATATGGATATGATGTTCAGGCTTTTCTGTACTGCCAGTTATTTGACATATTACCTAGCAAGATGGGATTTATAGTTATAGACAAAGGATCTCTAGACATAGGATATGCTCAGGTAACAGATGAGTTTTATGAAAGAGGTATGATGAAGGTGAAGAAAGCTCTACAAACTTATGAGGAATGGTTTATGCAGGAGACAGACTTAGATCAATATTACATAAACATAGAACTATGAAACATTATATAAAAAGAGAAGAACTTAGATACTATCTAAGAACTACAAAAGCAGATGTTGCTTTTCAAAAAAGACTATTGAAATATATAGTTTATGGATTACCATTTTTTACATTATGGGCTATTCTTGGAATTAACTTTTTATTTTGGCTAATTAGATAATGAATAGAAAGGATTATCCAGTATGGACTGGTGTAATAAATTACTTTCCTGATGCACTTATGGAAGTTTCTAGAGTGAGCAAGATTGGAAATGAACAACACCACAAAGGTAAACCTCTACATTGGGACAAGAGTAAAAGCATGGACCATCTAGATGCCTTAACAAGACATTTAATACAAGCTAAGGAAGATGATATTGATGGAGTATCACATTTAGCTAAAGTAGCATGGAGAGCTTTAGCAGCATTACAAACTAAATTTGATCAAGATGCAAAAAAGAAAATTAAGGAGAAAATATAAAAGAATTACAGGCAGTAAACTAATACAGTTTAGAATATGTAATGATGAACACAAAAAGTTAAAAAAAGAGGCATCAAAATTAGGGCTACCAATAGCAGCTTATGCAAGAATGTTATGTATGCAATCTAAAGGTGTTACAGTAAATTGTTAAAACATGAGAACAAAAAGTAGGATTAGAAATCTTGTAAAAGAAATAGAACTATTATCAGGATACAACATATTTGAAAGTACAAGAAGGAGAGAAGTAGTAGAGATAAGATCTTTATTATATACAGTATTAAAGAAGTTCTATAGATTTACACTTAGAGAAATACAAGACTTAGCAGCAGAGTATAATTATACTATGAATCATGCTAGTGTTATACATAGTCTAAATTCTTTTGAAATATATAGTAAATATTCACCACATTTATTAGAGTGGTATCATGCAGTTGTACAAGATTTAGAAGAAGATGTTGCAGCAGAAAGAATAGACTTTATAAAACCTAAATTAAAGTATTTATCAGAAGATGATCTGTCAAAGTTATCAACAATAGTAAAAGAAATGTATGAGGAGGCTATTATACAAATGAGTGAAGATCAGGAGGAAGAAACTTTACAAATCTGACAAAAAATAGACAAAAAAGAAAAATGGCTAAAAATAGAGATGAATTTTTAGAAGTATTTGCAAGTAAGATGGGGAATGTTAGCAAGGCATGTAAGGCAGCTAATATCTCTAGACAGACTTTCTATGATTGGATGAAGGATAATGAATTTGCAGGAAAGGTTGATGAAGTAAAAGAAGGATTATTAGACTTTGCAGAACATCAATTACTAAGTAATATAAAAGAAGGTAAAACTGCTGAAATTTTATTCTACCTAAAAACTAAAGGTAAGAAAAGAGGATATATAGAAAGACAAGAAGTAGATACTATTGGTGATAAGATGTTTGAGGTAAAGATCTTAAAAGATGAAACAGATACAGACTAATGTTGTATTTGAAGTATTAGAATCAAGCACAAGCAAAATAGTAGCACTCCAAGGATCAAGCAGATCAGGAAAAACTTACAATACATTATTATGGATTATATTTAGCTATTGCAATAGGCATACAGGTAGAGTTATATCTATATGTAGAAAAACACTACCTAGTTTAAAAGCATCAGTTTTAAGAGACTTTCTAGAGATTCTAAAGCAGAATGAGCTTTATTCAGAGATCTATCATAACAAGACATCTAATGAGTATTGGTTAAATGGAAACCTAATAGAGTTTTTTAGCTTAGATATGGGATCTAGAGTTAGAGGTAGAAAAAGAGATCTGTTATTTGTTAATGAAGCTAATGAGGTAGATCTAGAATCATGGAATCAATTACTGTTTAGAACAGATGGTGTAGAAGGTCAGGTATCTGTTATCATAGACTACAATCCACATGATCAGTTTCATTGGATATATGATAAAGTATTAGAAAGACCTGATTGTCAATTACACATTTCTACATTTATGCAGAATCCATTTATATCAGATACACTAAGACAAGAACTACTAAGATTAAAAGAAACAGATCCTGAATTATACAGAGTATATGGATTAGGATTAAGAGGACAAAACAGATCACTTGTATTTAAGTTTAGTATCTGTAATGACATACCTGATACAGCTAAACTTGTGTCTAGAGGATTAGACTTTGGATTTGCATCAGACAGTTCAGCTATGTGTGAGACTTACATAGAAGGAGACAACATGTATGTTAGAGAGATCTTATATGAGACAGGATTAACTAATCAAGATCTTGCTAGAAAGTTTGAAGCATTAGGATTAGATAGAAGGGATGAGATATTTGCTGATTCTAGTGAACCTAAAAGTATAGAGGAGATCTATAGAATGGGATGGAATATAAAAGGCAAGAAGAAGTATGAGATCAATTATGGAATAGACATGATCAGAAGATACAAACTACATGTAACAAAAGATAGCACTAATGCAATAAGAGAATTAGAAAGCTACAAGTATGTAGAAGATAGAAATGGCAATCCAACTAATAAGCCTCAGGATCTAAACAATCACTTTTGTGATGCACTCAGATATAGTGTAGTTCATAAACTATCATATCCTAACTATGGAAGGTATGCTATAAAATAAAAAAAGGAGGGAGATCTAGGACCTCCTCTCCTGTACACATAAAGTGCCTTGTTATAAACTAATTAATATGAAAAACATTACAATGAATCTACATATGACATAAGGAAAACCAAACCTGTTGTCAAGATACATAGTAATAAGGTAATTAACCATAATGGTTGGTTAAAGTATTTTTCTAAGTCTTTTAAATCTTTCATAATATGTTTTTCTAAAATTATACTGCAATATAATACATTATTATAATATGAGCAAACTTTTTAATAACTTTTTTTTAAATTTTTTTAAATCTTGTATTATATAGGTATGGAACTAACACTAAGGATACCTGAAAGCCTAACAGAAATAACATTAGGTCAGTATCAGAAATATTTAAAAATGGAGAAGGACAATGAAGATGAAGTCTTTGTTGCACAAAAAATGATAGAGATCTTTTGTAGAACAAGACTAGATTATGTTATGAAGATGAGATTTAAAGATGTACAAGACATAGTAACAGATCTAGGTATAATGTTTACAGAAGATCAAAAGTTAACAAAACAGTTTAG